AACTTCTAATTGGAAGTTGACAGAGCCTGGAAAGCTAGTGACCTTTAAAGCTGGTGATCCGGTTATATTTTTTACGATGGTTCACAGAACTGAGATTGAAAACTTTGTCGTTACACACAAAGAGATGAGAGATGATCCAGAAATGGTCCGTCACTTTGAAGAACATTGCAAATGGCGAGCTGAAAAGGAAAAAGCAGGGGAAGGTGTGTTTGGAAAAATGTACCTCAGAGGAAAAAATCCAGATGGAACGATCCCTGAGCCTTCACATCACAAAACCAAACTGACCCTTAGCTGCCCTCGTACGCCTAAGGATAATGCTGACAAAATTTAGTTAGTAATAGATACTGGTTATGCGCCCCGATCAGGCGCTTTAACTACTCTAGAGAAAAGGTAAATAATGTCAAGCTACAATTCACCGCTTCCGGTGGGTTCACCAGAGGGAACAGGCGCAGCTCAACTAGCTATCGCAGAGACTCTTGGCGGAACTAACAACAACGGTAACGCTACCGATTCAGCAGGAAACGTAAAAGTAGATTTCGTATGGGGCAACTACCCTATGCAGCCAAACGACGTTCGTACAGAAGAAGCTGCTGGAAACTTCGGCGGAACAACCGGTACAGACGAGGTCGTATATGAAACTGCTGTAGTAACAGCCGCCTCTGCTACAGGTGGCGTAGTAACTTACACAGCTAACAACGCGTTTAGCGTTGGCCAGACTGTAACAATCACTGGTCTTTCAACATCAGCTTTTAACCTAACAAACGTTCTTATTACAGCACTTGTTGGGACAGAAGGCGCAGCAACAGGTTTCACAGTTACAAACGCAGCTACAGGATCCGCTGTTACAGGCGCTACAGCTCTAGCTAAGGGTGTAGTCGGACGTTTCCCAGGAGTAGGAGCAGACTACAACTGGTCAGCAACTACTAAGGTAGCTGGAGCCCGTCTAGATGCAGCTCTTGACAACCACGCAGTAGCAGAAGCTGAGTGGAACAACTACCCAGCATTCACTCCAGGAGCTGGTAACTACATGGTTACAGCAGCTTCAGGTGACGGCACAACTGTTACATACACATCACAGAACCGTCTTGCAGCAGGAGACGTTGTAAACATCACTGGCCTTACAGCTTCAGCTTACAACCTATCTTCAGCAACTGTTGCTTCAGCAGATGCTCTTAAGTTCACAGTAACTAACTCAGCTAACGCTGGTGAAATTACAGGACAGTGGTACGGCAAGGTTCAATCAACTACAGCTCTAACAGCAGCAGATGGCGCTGGAATTGGCTACATCGTAGTACCTAGCGTACTTGGTGAGACAACAGCCCTAGCACTTGACGAGCTTAAGGACGCTGGTTACGAAACAGCTAACATCACTACAGCAACCGCTGCTACAAACACCCTTACAGATATCACTCGCTTTAACGCTACAAGCGCTACAGTAGCTGTTATCTACGCAACAAATGCTCACACCAACTATCTAACAGGTACTAAGGTCACAGTTGTTGCAGGAACACCAGCTGGCGAAGCGCCAGTAAATCTTCCAGCATACGCACTAGGTACATGGACAGTCACAGGAACTGCAAGCTCAGGTCAGATCACAGTATCTGGTTCTGGCTTTACAGTTGCAGACACAACAGGTATCAATGCAGCCGATACTCTTGCTGGTGCAGCTGGAACAATCAAGACTCAAAGCACAGCAGCTGGAGCTTCTTCAGTTTCAACTACAGCAACAATCACAATCACACCTTGGGCAGCAGCTACAGCCTAATATCAAAGCAAGTAAAAAGCCCCCGGCTATTAGCCGGGGGCTTTTTGCTTTAAGCTCCTACTTTTAAGCGTCTTCGTTTTCGGGACATTCGCAAGCGTTCACTGTCTGTAGTGCCGCCCCAGATACCGACTTCATTATTATCTAGAGCCCACTCTAAGCATTCATGAACGAACTTGCATGAACTGCATATGGGTTTAGCTATTGCCTTTAACCTTAAAGTTTCGCCCGGATCTTCGGGGAAGAAAAGGTTTGTGTCGAGTTGTCTACACGGTTGTGTGCCATCGAAATAAGGTGCCCGAATGTCTTCCATATGTTAATTTAGTGCGAACTTTTCAAGGAACGCTTCATACCTTTCTCCATTGTTTTGGCCGGGATAGATTTTCCACGCTGACCAGTTCTTTCCACCGGCAGTCATGAAGTACGCAATCTTTGCGTTAGTGACGGGATCAAATAGATCCTCGTTTGTTTTTAGGTCGAACTTCTCTCTACGAGCAGGTCCCAGGTCACCAATCATGTTGATCTGGTAAATGCCGTACGAGTTGTCCCCCGTATTCACATTAGTGTTGTGCGCTAAAGGACGTCCGTTCGACTCCTTCATAGCCACTGCCCAAGCAGTCCTGAGGGCCTTTCCCTCAAAGCCAACTGCTTGTAGGAGTTTCTTTAGCTCAGCTTCATCAAGCTTACGAGCGTTCTTAAACTCCTCTAGCGGGTCAACAACCTTAACAACTGCTTGGGGCGCTGGAGCTTCCCAAACTGTTGCCGCAAGAGCGTGTGGCACAGTGCCAAACGCAATTGTGTAGATTGCAACAACCGCCACTTTTGCTATGTTTTCTCTGATATTAAGCATTTCTGCTCCTCTCAGTCGGACTACTAGCCAACCAAAGAGTTACAGTGCTTGTCAAGTTAAAACTATTAAAAGTGAATTTTTTATTTTTCTGCATTTTATGCGTACAAATGTTGCATTTCCTTATTTAATATGTTATACAACAAATAACAGTGCTCATTATATGGACAACCATTCTGTGCTAGTCTTTTCCTTGACATTTCTACAGAATGGGTACGCACGTGTCACCAAGTGATAAAATCACTATCGCTTTATTTTTACTCGCTCAAACCGGCGCAGCTATTAAGTACATACTGCGTCTTGAAAAGCGTCTTGACAAAATTGAGTATCAGCTGTATGAAAACGGCGGAGGTTCTATGAAAGATCAGATGAACGACACCCGCGCAGACTTAACCGATCTTAAGACCGACTTTTTGGTACTTAAGGCTAAACTAGGTGAATAACCACTAAGGAGAACAATGAACAAAGCACTGATTGAATCCTACGCTCGCAACCTGTTTGGTCAGGTTATCGGCGCAGTAATGATTGTTATGCAAACCAGCGGAGCAGCAACCCCACTTGACTTCGGTTCAGGTGAGTGGCTACTAGTAGCTAATGCTCTATGGGCATCTTTGGTTCCAGTAGCTCTTCGCTACGTAAACAAGATGGACCCAGCCTTTGGTCGAGTAGCGGAGTCTCTAGCTACTGAAGCTGGCAAGAAGCTTGCTAAGGAAGCGGCTAAGGCTAAAAAGAAGTAATAAAGACACAGCACTGGGGGCGGGTTAACTACCCGCCCTTTTTGCTTTATGGGCTAGAATAATATCCGAACTAGGAGATAAAATGATTAAATGCGTAAACTGCCCAGCAGATGCTATTTATACTGTTGCGGATCCAGGAGCAAACCCACTTGACTATTGCGCTGAATGCTTGCCTACTTGGCTACGAGCACGAGCATCAACCGGACACTTCCCATTAGCAGAGGCCCCAAAGGCAAAGAAAAAAGCAGCGGCTCCGGTAGAAGAATCTACTGTTGAGGAAGAAGCCCCTGCGGATGAGAGTAACTAGAAAAGCTGCTGTACAAATCCACGCGGTTCCTGACCACGTCATGGATCCAGTAGGTCCGTTTCCTAGAGAGTTATTTAGGGAACCTGACATTGTGGATGACTACATACCGCAATACAGCGAAGACGGCGGGGACTTCCCAATGGGGGCTACCGCACAAAATAACTATAAGCCAATCCGCGTTTTGCGATGTGGCACTTGTTTAGCAAGAGTTCCTGAGAACAAAACAGAAGAACATGTCTGTGAGGATGCCGATGCCTAAGAATGACCCTAAGGGGCAAAGCTTTAGACAGCAACAGCAAAAGCAACGAGAAGACCAAGCAAACCGCATCCTCAATCTTTCCATGCGCATGCAAGAAGCGCTTGATATGGCCACGACTTGGGAAAAAATGACCCCAGTTGAAGCCCAACCTACATATAAAAGAGCTAACGCTCCCACAACTAATTCTGCAAGGCCTCGCGCACGAAAGATTGCGTATAGCCCAGAAGAAATGCGCTTGATTGTTGTTTTTAGAGATGGCACCTGGTGGGAGTACCGCGATATACCCTCTAACTTTTGGACTGGGTTAAAAGCCAGTGACTCGACAGGAAAGTATCTAAGCGGTTCCGGACTAGATGGCCATGACGACATGGGCCCATGCAACCCTGACTCACTTCCGGAAGAAATTAGGGTATTCTTAAACTCCTAATGAGAACACTTGGACCACTATACGTTGGAACACTGCAGTACTACCATCGCCACTTATTGCCGGTAGTAGAAATCGGCCATACCCAAGAAACCGAAATACCGTTTCGCTTTGGGCGTTGTTTGGTATTTAGAATTCCTTTTACAAAGCCTGGATATTACATTGGCGTGTTTTTTAAGACCGTCAAAGACCCTCACCTTTTAACAGATGAGGATGTCGACTTAATCATGATGAAAGCTATGAAAGGCCGAACAGCCTGGACCCCAAACGATGGGCTATACAATGACACTTTTTAAGAAGAAAGCGCCCTGGGTTAAACCTTTCCCAGAAAAGGTTGCAAAACGAGTTTCTCGCATTCCAACTGGAGAGCTAGAGATGTGGGCTGACCAAGCACTATTTGAATTAGGCCGATGTTTATCTGCGTACTCCAAGAATCGTGATGAAGTATCTTTGCGAGAAGCTTTAGCCGGTGCTGAAGCACTTCATGCAGTTGTAGATGCTCTGAACGCTCGCATGACACGCGTAAACTTGTGATAGGATTACGCCACCTCTTACTTCCTCTCCCCGTGTAGTAGGTAACATCTAGCCTGGGTATAACAGCCCAGGCTAAGTGTTTTCTACTAAACTAACCTTAATATGGAAAACAACTTGTTTGATGAACTAGACGAAGACGATCTCCTACCCGAAGAGGACGAGGAGCTGGTTCCGTCTGAGGACGACGAAGATGATTTAGATGAGCTCTCTAAAGAGTTCGTAAAAATGCTCGTTGATAGGTGCATTCAATTTATGAGCGCATTAGTTGGCCATGACCTGCACCCCTACCAACTACCTCTTGCTAGACGAGTAATTGAATCTGTGATTATTAATGACGGCGAAGAGGTAACTGCTCTTGCTGCTCGTCAGTCAGGCAAGTCGGAAACTATTGCTAATACAGTAGCCACACTTATGGTTCTTTTACCACGCTTAGCAAAGATGTACCCAGACCTACTAGGCCGTTTTAAAGACGGTATCTGGATCGGTATGTTTGCCCCAGTTGAAGGTCAGGTAGAAACACTCTTTGGTCGTACAGTAAATCGACTTACCTCTGAGCGTGCCCTAGAGATTTTGGGAGACCCAGAGATCGATGACTCCCTAGGAAAAGTCCCTGGAGTTACACGACAAATTAAGCTCAAGAACTCAGGCAGTAGCCTAATGATGATGACTGCTAACCCTCGCGCAAAGATTGAATCTAAGTCTTTTCACCTTATCGTTATTGACGAGTGCCAAGAGGCAGACGACTTTGTTGTATCTAAGTCAATCTCTCCAATGCTTGCATACTACTCAGGAACCATGGTTAAGACCGGTACTCCTACTACAAGCAAGAACAATTTTTATCGCAGTATCCAATTAAACAAGCGCCGTCAAACTGGGCGCGGTAATCGCCAGAACCACTTCGAATGGGATTGGCGTGACGTAGCAAAGGTCAACCTGAATTACGGCAAGTTCATTAAGAAAGAAATGCTGCGTATCGGCGAGGACTCAGACGAGTTCCAAATGTCATACAGTTGTAAGTGGCTGCTTGAGCGCGGTATGTTCATTACTTCTACAGTTATGGACGAGCTCGGTGACACCTCACAAGAAACTGTTAAAGCTTGGCATAGAACTCCAGTGGTAGTAGGAATTGACCCCGCTCGTAAAATGGACTCAACAGTTGTTACAGTTGTATGGGTTGACTGGGATCGACCTGATGAGTTTGGGTATTTTGACCACCGCATTCTTAACTGGATGGAAATCCAAGGCGATGACTGGGAAGATCAGTACTTTCAAATTGTTAACTTCTTAAATAACTACGATGTACTAGCTGTGGGTGTAGATGCCAACGGTGTAGGTGACGCAGTAGCCCAGCGACTTAAGCTTTTGCTTCCAAGAGCAGAGGTTCATGCTATAGGCAGTAGCCAGCCTGAACAATCTAAGCGTTGGAAACACCTTAAAGCTCTAATTGATCGCCGTATGGTTGGCTGGCCTGCACATGCAAAAACTCGCAGACTTCGTACTTGGAAGCGGTTTTATCAACAGATGACTGACTTAGAAACCAAGTTTACCGGACCTAACTTTTTAGCCCATGCCCCGGAAGAAGCCCATGCCCACGATGACTACGCGGATAGCCTAGCTATTGCTGTGTCTTTAACTATGGACCTAACCATGCCGCAGGTAGAAGTTTCCAGCTCCCCCTTCTTTTCTAGATAATTGCCACTTTAGCCTGACTTGCACCAAAATACGTAGCACACTTTATCTGAGGTACCTCAACCTAAATTTAGGAGTTTATATGTCAATCGCACCATCACCAAAGTTTCCAGAAAAAGCTGGAAATATGTATGACCGCAAAATGGCTGGTGCCACACCAGGCCAGCGCGGACCACTTCGTTTCGAAGAGGGCGTAGCAACAGATACCGACGTTCCAGCTCAGTTTACAAACGGAGCTATGCAAGGCTACGAGCCAGCACCAGGACGTCCAAACCGTAACAAGCCAGTGCACACAAAGACTGCAGAAGAGACAATGCGTGAACGCGCACACGTTGGTTCAGCAGCTTGGGTGGAAGCACCAAACAACTTGTCTGAGTTTTCAGCAGGCGCTTTCGCTAACCATGGCGAAAACACATTTGAGCGTGAGTTCCGTTCAGGAGCACGCCAGCAAGCGTTAAACCCAGCAGTAGTAGAAGACTAATCAAGTTCCTACCCCCGTTCAGATCGACAAGGCTGGCGGGGGTAGGTCTTCTAGTGTTTAGGAATTCATTGTGGCGTTAAATACAGGTCAAGAAGTACAAAAGGGTCCAAAGCGTAACCCCGCTAACCCAAAACTTTGGAACATGCTCACTGCTCAGGCACGAGCTAAGTTCACTACATACCCGTCACCTGCAGCTGCACACTGGGTTCATTCTCGTTACGTTCAAATGGGTGGAAACTTTGTAGATTCAAAGAAAGAGATTGATCCACGCTTTAGAGATTACGATCATGAAAAGCGTGAAAAAGAAGAAAAAGAACGGAAAGCAAAAGTTACAAAGCCAATTGGCAAGGGTAACATCCGCGGCGAACGTCAACGCGGTTAATAAATTTTCCCAGTTTTTGTGGTAGCCTTTGGGCATGCTAAGTAAGGTGGTTAAGTGAGCGGTATTGATTTTTCGCCTCCGAGTTATCGAGCGGCGTCTTCCGACTTAACCATCTCAATTTCCCCGCTTGGCCTTGTTGAGCTTGCGGATGAAGAATTTGAAGTACACGGCCCTCGTTTAAATCGCTACTCTCTTAACTGGGCTATGTACCTAGGCCATCACTATTCATACCGCCGTCAAACTGGCGAAACGCAATTAGTTCTTAACTACTTCCGCGCATTCACAGACTTTTTAATTAACTTTACATTTGGTAAAGGCGTTAGCTTTAGATCGCCAAAAGAGACAGAAGCTATTGTTCCAGACCTACTTGAGCGCGTATGGGAAGTAGATAACAACAAAGCTACAGTTCTTTGGGAGATCGGACAGCAGGGAAGCGTTTCTGGCGACTGCTTTATTAAGGTTGCCTATGAAGAGGCTTGGGCAGATGCCGCGGGACGTCAGCATCCAGGTCGAGTTCGCATCCTGCCTCTTAACTCATCTTTTGCATTTCCAGAGTTCCACCCCCACGACCGCGAGCGCTTAATTCGTTTTAAGCTCAAGTATCGTTTCTGGGGAACATCTCTTGAAGGCACACGTCAGGTATTCACTTACACAGAAATCCTTACAGATGACATCATTGAAGAGTACATCAACGACGAACTTATTGACTCTCGTCCTAACCCGCTTGGCACTATTCCCGTTATTCATATTCCAAATGTTCGCATCTCTGGTTCTCCTTGGGGTCTTGCTGATTGCCATGACATTACTAACATTAATCGCGCTTACAATGAAACTGCTACGGATGTTTCTGACATCGTTAACTACCACGCCGCGCCAGTCACAGTTATCATCGGTGCAAAGGCTTCTCAGCTTGAAAAAGGTGCTAATAAAGTCTGGGGCGGACTACCAAAAGACGCAAAGGTAGAAAACCTAGAAGGCGGTTCGCAAGGACTAAAGGGTGCTATGGAATTCATGGCACTTCTTAAGAAGTCTATGCACGAAATGATTGGTATTCCTGAGACCGCTCTCGGTCAAGCACAGCCAATCTCTAACACCTCTGGTGTTGCACTCTCTATTCAGTTCCAGCCATTGATGGCCCGTTACCACCAAAAGATTATTCAGTACGCACGTGGCCTTGAGCGCGTTAATGAGCTAATCCTTCTTAGCCTTGCTATTAAAGAGCCAGAAGTATTGATTTGGGACCCTGCTACAAACGTTAAGCTAAAAAGAGGTCAGCTAGATCGCCTGGATCCACAAGACCCGCTTACATACCAGTCTTATGTACATTTCCCACAGCCACTGCCTCTAGATAAGTTAATCGCGCTTAACGAGATCCAGTCCAAGCTTTCACTTGGTATCGAATCTAAAGAAGGCGCTCTTCGTACTCTTGGAGAAGAGTTCCCAGCAGAGAAACTCAACGAAATCCGTCAAGAGCTTATGGACGACGCTGTTGCGGATGGCGCACTTAAGCTCATGCAGGTTCAAATTGAGCAAGAAATTGCTGAGTTAACTGGAACTATGCCTAACCCAGAAACTGCTGGTAAGCCAGGTGTTCCTGGTGAAACTGGGGCAGCGCTGCCAGCAATGATGCCTCCAACAATGGATGAAGCTCTGCAAGTTGCAGACATGGGAGAAGCCGACCTCCGCAATAAGTTGGTAACTGAAGCTTATGGAACCGTTCTCCCACAGAGGCGTAATCCAGAAGAGTATGAAAAATAAAAGCGATTTACGCTGACAATTTCATACTAAAAGGAAAGAATAAAGATACATACGTTAGGTCATATGTGCTACGGGCTTCGGCTCATTCGGAAAACGACCCAGAGAACACAAAGGATGTACGATGGAAACTGCAGAAAACATGGCAGCAGCCTTTGCAGGCGAAGCCGGAACAGCTCCAGTTGTAAACGTGTCGGGCGTTGACGCTCCGGCTGTTACTACTGCGAACACTACTAATTCAACAGCTGTAAACCTTAATAAGTTTTACACAGATGAAGATTTAGCAAAGGTTCGCTCTCAGGAGAAGGAGAAGCTATACCCTCAGATTGAATCTCTGAAGGAAGAGCTTGCTTCTATTAAGAAAGAAAAAGAAGAGGAAAACGCTCGTCGTGCTGAAGCTGAAAGAGCAGAAGCAGAACGTCTTAAGTCTTTAGAAGAAGGAGAGATGTCCGCTAAGGACCTCCTACTAAAGAAAGAGAGCGAGTGGAAGGAGCAGTTGGAACGTGAGCGCCAAGAACGTGAACGTGCCTTCGCTCTTCTGGAGCGCGAAAAGTCTTTTGCAGATTTGCAGGCGTACCGCCAGCAAACGCTTGAAACTGAGCGCGAAACTATCATTCCTGAACTTCTCGATCTAGTTAGCGGAAACACCCGCGAGGAGATTGACGCAAGTATTGCAGGTTTGAGAGAACGTTCAGCAAAAATTCTAGAATCCGCGCAATCTGCAATGCAGAACGCACGGAGAGAAATGAAAGGGACGAGTATCACAACTCCTCCCGCCGGACCTTTGGAAACTAATACGGAGCAACGACAGTTTACGGCTGAAGAAATTGCAGCCATGCCGATGAACGATTACGCTAAATACAGGAGTCGACTTTTGAGCCCTAAAGCTCAAGGACAGACTCGCGGCTTATTCGGTTAAACCCAAAATCCCATATCCCAATAAACAAGGAGTCAATAACTAATGGCATCTGGTATTACAGGTACCGGCAATTTAGCCGCAGCACCTACAGCGTACTCAGGTACAAACACACAGCTGACTCAAGCGATTCAGACAATCTGGTCAAAGGAAATCCTTTTCCAGGCAATGCCTATCCTTCGCTTTGAGCAGTTCGCAGTAAAGAAGACAGAACTAGGTGTTGCACCTGGTCTACAGATTAACTTCATGCGTTACAACAACCTTGGCTTCGCAAGCGGCCTTGTTGAAGGTGTACGTATGCAGACAAACGCGCTTACAGCGCAACAGTTCTCAATCACAGTATCTGAGCATGGTTATGCTCTTGCTGTTTCAGAACTACTTCTAAACGCATCTTTCGATGACGTGATGGCTTCTGCTTCACGTCTTCTAGGTCGTAACATGGCTGTCTACCTAGATCAGCTTTCACGCGACACACTATACGCAGCAACTTCAACCATCTACGGTGAAGATCGCTCAGCTCTTACAGCTGTCAACAACTGGTACGCATACGGAACTACAGGTTCTTCACGTGCTTCAATGACAGGTAACTTCCACTTGACACCTCACACAGTCAAGGACGCAGTTGAGACACTCTCAACCAAGAACATCCCACGCCTAGGCGAGACCTACGTAGCGTTTGTTCACCCACACCAGTCACGCCGCCTACGCGACATGCCTGAGTTCATTGAAGTTACAAAGTACGCAGCTCCAGGAAACTTCATGCTAGGTGAAATCGGTCGTCTATACGACTGCGTATTCATCGAAACAACACAGGTTCTAAAGGTTGCTGGCGGAGCTGGCTCAGGCTACTCAGCTGACACAACTGTTGCTAACCCAACAGTTACACCTGGCGGAGGTTACATCACTCCTGCTACAAAGACAGGTAACGGAGCAGCAGATCGTTATGCAGCACTCTTCATCGGAGACAACGCATTCGGTCACGCTATTTCACTTCCTGTTGAACTTCGTGACGGCGGTATTCTAGACTTCGGTCGTGAGCACGCACTTGCTTGGTACTCAATCTTCGGACTTGGTCTAATCACTGACCAGTCTGTAGTTATTGCAGAAACCAACTAAAAACTTAATAGGTTGGGGGCCCTTCGGGGCCCCCAATCATCAATTCACAGTCATTAATTAGGAGAATACAAATGGCAAGTAAAGTAAAGCCTACGGACGTCACAGGACGTGCCCGTGAGGAAGCGCTACACGCTAATGCTGAGGCACTGGCTGAAAGCGCATCAAGAATGAGCATGGCTACCGCCGAAGCCCAGATTAAACTCGAAACAGAAGTTATCGATGCTACTGTTCCTGATCGTCAGACAGTTATTGTGGATGACCCAATTCAGGTTGGCAAGCAAGATGAAACTGTAGTTATTCGCGTTATGGAAGACATTGAAAATATGACTCTTGGCGCTGGAAATAACTACAACTTCAAAGCAGGCCAGAAGTACTCAGTAACTAAGTCAGTCGCCCAACACCTAGAGGAAAAGGGCTACCTAGCTGGAGTTATCTAGGCATTAATTTAAGCGGCGGAGCGGGCATTCGTGCCCGCTTCTTCGTTTGTAGAGACTTTTTATTTCATGTCACTTACCATTGTAAGGGTAATGTTAGGAGCAGTGAGTGGCCGTACTAGCTGATTTGTTGTCTAGAACCCGTCTTGAACTTGGAGACGCTCCTAAACAATTTACGTTTACTGAGACCGGAGACGGCTCTACTAAAGACTATTACGTAAAAGTTAAGCCTTTAGATGTAGACACTTTAGTTGTTACCGTTAATGGCGCTCCTTTAGCCAACCCTACCGGATATACATTAGAGGCCGATTTGGGCATGATCCACTTTGTAAATGCCCCAGCTAATAACTCTGCTATCCGAGTACAGGGTTCACATTTTCGGTACTTTACAGATACAGATTTAACTACCTTTATCAATACTGCGGTTGAGCAGCATACCTATAACAGGACTGATGGATACGGCAATCAAGTAACCCTTGCTAAAATCCAAGCAGTAGAAGAGTACCCTCTAGTAATTTTGTCAACGATTGAGGCTCTATGGGCTCTGGCTACAGATGCATCGTTCGACATAAACATTTTCGCCCCAGACGGTGTGACCATTCCACGTTCTGAGCGTTTCCATCAACTTTCTAACATGATTCAACAGCGCCAAATGCAATATAAAGAGCTGTGCTCTGCGCTCAATATCGGCCTATGGCGACTAGAGATTGGAACACTACGTCGTGTTTCCAAGCGCACTAATAAGCTTATTCCGGTCTACATGCCACAAGAGTCAGATGACCCAAGAAAACCAGAGCGCGTATACATTCAAAACGATATGCTTGGAAGAACTCCAGCCCCAACAACTGCGGCTACATATGACCTTATTCTTTATCAGGGCGACAGCTATTCAGTAGTTCTTGACTTCCCAGTTGACACAACTAACCTAGTATTCAAAGCTCAGATTAGAACCTATCCAAATGGGCCCGCTCTTTATGCTACTTTTGAAGTAGAGATTGTAAACAACTCTTTAGGTCAAATTAGACTGAAGCTTACTAAGGCTCAGACAGCTTACTTACCAGCTCGCGCATTTTGGGATCTACAAGCCACATCTACAGTAGACCCTGATTTCCAAAAGACATATGTAAAGGGCCAGGTGTTCGTAACTCAACAAGTGACGGTTGATTAATGTCTGAAGAAATAATCAATATCACCCCAGAACCAGTAGTCAATGTTCAGCTAATTGGTGCAGGAACAGGCCCAGCAGGAGCTACAGGCCCACAAGGTCCTCAAGGTATTCAAGGCGCAACAGGAGCAACCGGTGCTACTGGAGCCACTGGTGCTACAGGCGTTGGAGTTACCGGTGCAACCGGTGCTACTGGTGCAGTTGGCCCAACTGGAGCAACCGGAGCCGCTGGTACTAATGGAACAAACGGAGCAACTGGTGCAACAGGTGCTCAAGGAACTTCAATAACATTTCAAGGATCTGTTCCCGACCCTTCATATCTTGCTGCACTTGGTGCGACCGCGGAAATTAATGATGCATACATCGTTGATTCAAATGGTGACTTGTATGTTTGGAACGGAACTGGTTGGGATAACGTAGGGCAGATTGTCGGACCAACCGGTCCTACAGGAGCCACGGGCGCAGATTCAACAGTGCCAGGTCCAACTGGTGCTACTGGTGCACAAGGTATTCAGGGTGTCACAGGACCCACTGGAGCAACCGGTGCTACAGGAGCAACGGGCCCTGTATCAACTGTTCCAGGACCAACAGGAACCGTAGGTCCAACTGGACCAACCGGAGCTACTGGTGCCACGGGTGCTACTGGACCAGAACCGTATAACTTTTTAGGACCATGGGATAACGGATCAAGTTATCAAGTTAATGATGTTGTGTATTTAAATGCGGCTGCATGGATTGCTAAAGCACCTTCTAATGGTCAGTCACCTTTTAATGGAAGTTCATATTGGGATTTATTTTTACAAGGTCCAACAGGTCCTACCGGTCCTCATGGAGCAACGGGAGCAACTGGTCCTACAGGAGCAACAGGCGCCACTGGTGCTGACTCCACAGTAGTTGGACCAACAGGTCCAACAGGAGAAACAGGTTCTACAGGTGCCACTGGTGCTACAGGAGAAACTGGTCCGACGGGATCTACGGGTGACACAGGACCAACAGGTCCTACAGGAGCAGACGCTCTATGGAATTTTACAGGTGAATGGGTAAACGGAGTTGACTACTTTGCTGGAGATGTTGTTGAGTATCAAGGCTCTTCTTACTACACAGAGACTGGTGTTTTTTCATCATATGCTCCAGGTACACCGGGGTTTGATTGGGTCTTAGTATCTTCTAAAGGTGATACGGGACCTACGGGAGCAACAGGAGATACTGGCCCAACTGGACCTACAGGTGAAACCGGTGTTGGAGTTGAGATCCTTGGATCTGTTTCAACAACTGGTGATTTGCCTAGCGGCGCAGACATTGGTGATGCTTACATTGTTATTGCAGATGGCGGTCATCTTTGGGTTTGGGATGGAACTAACTGGGATGACGTAGGTCAAATTGTTGGACCAACTGGACCTACCGGTCCTACAGGGGATACGGGTCCTACAGGAGCGACAGGTGCTACTGGAATATTTTATGTTTCTGCAACTGCACCATCTTCACCGCAACCTGGAGATGTTTGGTTTAACTCAACAACCGCACGCAATTACGTTTATTATGATTCATACTGGGTAGAATGGGCAAACGCTGACATTGGTCCCACAGGACCTGCAGGTCCAACCGGTGCTACTGGTGCTGCGTCTACTGTCCCAGGACCAACCGGACCTACAGGTGCGACAGGTGCTACGGGCACTGATGGTTTCTTAGGTGGCACTGGTCCTACAGGACCAACAGGTGCGACTGGAGCCACCGGAGCAACGGGGCCAACCGGACCTACCGGAGCTAATTCAACTGTTGCTGGTCCAACTGGCGCCACTGGCGCTACCGGACCTACAGGTGCTACAGGCGCAACAGGTGCTACAGGAGCAGACTCAACTGTTGCTGGTCCTACTGGAGCAACTGGAGCAACAGGCGCCACAGGCGCCACAGGCGCAACTGGCGACACAGGACCTACAGGTGCAACAGGTGCAACTGGTTCAACAGGAGCCACTGGAGCAACAGGGCCAACAGGCGCAGACTCAACTGTTCCAGGACCTACGGGACCAACTGGTCCTACTGGTCCTACAGGCGCAACTGGAGATACCGGCCCTACAGGTCCAACTGGCGCAGACGCTGAAACTCTTGGAATAACCACAATGGTTATCATGCAAGCTTACTAAGGAAAGGGAGTTGTAACTAATGGCAACTATCTCAAAAGCGCTCTTTCGCGGAGCAGCAACGACCACAGTTGGAACAACACTTTATACAGTTCCATCTGCAACAACTACTGTTGTTACAAACATTGTTGTAACTAATACTTCTGCTTCTGCTGGTACATTTACAATGGCACTTGGTGGTACAAACTTTGCAACTTTAATTGCAGTAGGTGGTAACGACTCAACTGTTATTGACATCAAGCAACCATTGACTGCCACCCAAACCATCACTGGCGGTGCCTCTGCCACCACGATCAACTTTCACATCTCAGGCGTGGAAATTTCCTAAATGGGAGTATATGAATTATCAAGTGCGGGGTCTATAAAGACTGGGCGCACCCTTTATACCAGTATGAACGCTGGCAATCAATATGGTGCAATGGTGCCGATTGTTTCATCAACTCTTTCCGCAAATGGCTATTTTGAGTTTTCTAACATTCCTCAAAATTACCAAGACTTATATATTTCACTGAACGCAAGAGCTGCTGCTACTTCAGGTGATGCAGGTTTTTCAAATCAAATCC